ATCAATTTAAAGAAATGATATGGAAGATGATTTTTACGCAACACTAAAATTAAATTCAGGTGAAGAAGTATTTGCTAAAGTAGCAGCTTCAGAAGAAGAAGGTCGCACGATGCTCATACTTCATCATCCCGTTATTGTTTCTGAAATTAAAATGAAGAAAGGTATAATTGGATATAAAGTGGAACCGTGGTTAAAGACAACAAGAGAAGATATGTTTGTTATGGATATGGATAAAGTTATTACTATGTCCGAATCTAATGATATGGAAATTATATTAATGTATCAAAATTTTGTTCGCCACGCACATAAAGAAATGAAAAATGAAGAACCTTTAAATAGAAAAATGGGTTATATATCTAATGTAAATGATGCTAAAGAACTCTTAGAAAAACTCTATAAGCTTAATAAACCAAAGAAGCCTAATACCTGATCTTTAACCCCAACAGAGTTATTCTACTGTGATTTATATACCTTGTCAACTATGTGTAGAAATGCTATAATAATACATAGTAGTGATAAAGACTTATGGCAATAATCAGACCTATGGCAAAAAGAAAAAGGTCGGAACACTATGTTAACAATAAAGAGTTCTTAGGAGCATTAATTAAATATCGTGAAGATGTTGAGATTACTTATATTAAAATGTATGGTGAACCCCCTGATAAAGCAGGTAGAGCATCTACATGGGAGACTAAACCATCAATACCAAGATACATAGGTGAGTGTTTTTTAAAGATTGCTAATCACTTATCATTTAAACCAAACTTTGTAAACTACATGTTCAAGGAGGACATGATCTCTGATGGAATCGAAAATTGCGTTCAGTACATACATAACTTTGATCCTGAGAAATCCAAGAATCCTTTTGCTTACTTTACGCAAATTATACATTATGCGTTTCTCCGCAGAATACAAAGAGAAAAACGTCAGTTAGATATTAAAAATAAAATTATTGAAAGGTCTGGATTTAGTGAAGTGTTTGACGATAATAATACCATTGACGGATCTAATTATGCAGAGTATAATTCAATCAAAGATGCGGTACATGCGAAGCTTCGTAATTAATGAAGGTTGCAATTATAACGGACCAGCACTTCGGAGCAAGGAAAAATTCTAAATTTTTTCATGATTATTTTCTGAAGTTCTATAATGATGTTTTCTTTCCTACTATAGAAAAGGAAGGTATCACCACTATTATTGATATGGGTGATACCTTTGATAGTAGAAAGGGAATAGATTTTGCTGCATTATCATGGGCGAAGAATAATTATTATGATCGTCTTCGTGATATGGGTATTACTGTCCATACTATAGTTGGTAATCATACAGCATATTATAAGAATACAAATGATGTTAATGCTGTTGACTTATTACTTCGTGAGTATGATAATGTAAAAGTATATTCAGAAGTTAGTAGTATAGAAGTAGGTGGTTTAAATATTCTTCTTGTTCCTTGGATTAATCAAGAGAACCTGGAATCAAGTATTGGTTTAATTAAAAAATCAAGAGCTCCTGTTTGTATGGGGCATTTGGAACTTAATGGATTTGTAGTAACACAACAGATCTTAATGGATCATGGTCTTGATATGAAATACTTTGAGAAGTTTAAGAAAACTTTTTCTGGACATTTCCATACAAGATCAGATCGTGGAAATATCTATTACTTAGGTAATCCTTATGAGATCTATTGGAATGATTATGATACTGATAGAGGGTTTCATTTCTTTGATACGGAAACTTTAGAACATACTCCTATCAATAATCCTTATAAGATATTCTATAAGATTTTTTATGAAGATACTAACTATCAAACTTTTGATGCAAGAGAGTATGAGAATAAGATTGTAAAACTTATTGTTCGTAAGAAGACAGATACTAAAAAGTTTGAGAAGTTTATTGATAAGTTGTATTCATCTAATATAAATGAACTTAAGATTGTAGAAAATTTTGAGTTTGGTGGTTACTATCAAACTGATGATTTTGAACCTTTTGAATCTGAAGATACTATGTCAATACTCAATAGGTATATTGATGAGTCAGAAATAACTTTAGATAAATCTGTTGTTCAGAAAATTATGCAAGATGTTTATCAAGAGGCATGTGAGGTTGTATAATGTTCATCATCACCGTAAAGGGAGAAGAAAATAATGGTGCATATTCTGTGGGTAATGCAGAAGGAGAACAGATTCTTTATCTCTTTGAAGAAGAGGATGATGCACTTAGATTTGCATTACAATTAGAAGAAGATGATTATCCTGAGATGCATGTAATTGAAGTTGATGAGGAGTTAATGCTCAAAACTTGCGATCTTCACGATTACAGGTATACTATTATAACCAAAAACGACATTGTTATTCCACCTTTAAAACAAGATGATTTTATTTGAGAAGGTACGATGGAAGAATTTTCTATCAACTGGTAATCAATATACTGAAATAAATTTTACTGAACATGATACTAATTTAATCATTGGTACTAATGGTGCAGGTAAGAGTACAGTGCTTGATGCATTGACTTTTTCTTTATTCTCTAAACCTTTTAGGAAGATTAATAAGGGGCAACTTGTCAATACTGTTAATGAAAAGGATTGTAAGGTAGAAGTAGAGTTTGTTGTTAATGGAGTTTATTGGAAAGTTATAAGAGGGATTAAACCAAATATATTTGAGATATGGAAAGATGGTAGATTATTGGATCAGTTTTCTCATTCTGCAGATCAACAGAAGTGGTTAGAGCAGAATGTAATTAAGATGAACTATAAGTCATTTACCCAGATTGTTATTTTAGGTTCAAGTGCTTTTGTTCCTTTTATGCAATTGACTAATACTCATCGTAGAGAAGTTATTGAGGATCTACTTGATATTAAAATATTCTCTTCAATGAATAGTATTATTAAAGATAAGATACGTCAGAGAAAGGAAGAAATAAAAGTTCTTACTCTAAAAAAAGAATCTCTTAATGATAAGGTTCAAATGCAAGAGAACTTTATTGAAGAGTTGGAATTACGTGGTAAACAAAATATAAAAGATAAGAAAGGTAAGATTAAAGTATTAGGAATTGAGGTTGATACGCATATTGAACATAATGAAATAAAAGAAAGTAATGTAGTAGATCTTATTAAGGAACAAGAAAAAGTAACTGGTGCTACAAAAAAACTTAGAGAGTTAGGAAATCTTAAAGGAAAGATATCTCAGAAAGTATCAACGATTACTAAAGAGCATAAGTTCTTTACAGAGAATACGGTATGTCCCACCTGCGATCAGGATATACAGGAGGAGTTTAGAATAAATAGGATCGATGATGCTCAAAATAAAGCTAAGGAGTTGCAATCTGGTTATAAAGAACTGGAACAAGCAATTAAAGAGGAAGAAGAGCGAGAGCATCAATTTAAAAATTTATCTAAGGAGATTACTAACCTCAATAATGGCATTTCTCAAAACAATACTCGCATTTCTGGATGTCAGCGACAAATCAGAGATCTTGAAAATGAAATTCAAACACTTACCAATCAACTTGAAAACAGAAATACTGAACATGAGAAGTTAGAAACCTTTAAAGAAAGTTTAACAACTACATATAACGAATTAGTAACTCAGAAAGATTCTATTAGCTATTACGATTTCTCGTATGGTTTACTTAAGGATAGTGGAGTTAAATCTAAGATTATTAAGAAGTATCTACCTTTGATTAATCAACAGGTAAACCGTTATCTTCAGATGATGGACTTCTATATAAACTTCACACTTGATGAAGAATTTAATGAGACTGTACAGTCCCCAATTCATGAGGACTTTTCTTATGCTTCTTTTTCTGAAGGAGAGAAGATGAGAATTGACTTAGCACTCTTGTTTACTTGGAGAGAAGTAGCAAGGATGAAGAACTCTGTTAATACCAATCTTCTTATAATGGATGAAGTATTTGACAGTTCCCTTGATGGTTTTGGAACAGAAGAATTTTTAAAGATTATTAAATATGTTATAAAGGATGCTAACATATTTGTAATATCACATAAGGTTGGACTTGAAGATAGATTTGATAATGTTGCAAGGTTTGAGAAGGTTAAAGGTTTTAGTAGCATGGTGCCATAATGCCCACCTTTAAACATCTTCCTACAGGTAAGAGATTTTTCTTTGCACATATCCCAAGAACAGCAGGGAGATTTGTAGAAGCTAATCTTTTATACAATAATAATGATATGGTATGGGATGATGACTGGAAGGGATTGGGTATAGGACAAAATGTTATGAATGTGTACAAAGGAATAGAATTAGCACATTTTGACAGGCATTATTATCAAAAGTATTTGGACACTAAAGATATTCCTCATTTTTCAATAGTTAGAAATCCTATTACTCGTTTCAAGTCTGCTTCCATATATTTGAAAAGATATGTTGGTGGAGATGTAGAAAAGGAGATGGAAGATCCAAAATTCTTCTCTGCTGTTCTACAGGCAATG